CTTGGAGAACCTAGACGACCAGGCGCTCAACGCGCTGAACTCAGACCCCGACATAGAGATCGACATGCTGATGTCTGTCGTTTCTGATGAGTCGCCAGAGCCGTTACATAAGGTGCGCGTTACCAAGCGCAATAAAATCGGCAAGATTAAGGTGATGTCTGTGCCGCCAGAGGAGGTGCTGATCAACCGGCACGCCCGCAGCATCAACGACGCCGAGTTAGTGGCCCACAGGGCATACCTGCCGATCAGCGACTTGGTTGAGATGGGCTACGACCGAGACGAAATGGAGACGTTCGCAACCGACGAAGATGATTTCGACTTGTTTAACCAAGAGGCGCGGGAGCGCTTCTTTGATCAACGCGACGTTGACTACCGCGATCCATCGCGCCGGCGAGTTCTTTATGTCGAGGCATATGTCCACTTAGACGTAGATGGCGACGGCGTTAGCGAACTGCGCCGCGTGTGCTGCGCCGGCCCGAACTACGAAATACTGCGCAACGACCCAGCAGACCTGGTGCCGATTGCGCTGTTCCAGCCAGATCCAGAGCCGCACACGGCACTTGGCGGCCTGAGCATCGCCGACCTGACTATGGACATCCAGCGCATCAAGAGCGCCGTGCTGCGCGCCAGCCTGGATAGCCTGTCTATGTCTACTCACCCGCGAGTCGGGATTGTAGAAGGCCAGGCGTCGCTAGAGGACGTGATGAACGTCGAAGCGGGTGGAGTCATCCGTATGCGTCAACCTGGCGCGGTTGTGCCGTTTAACTTGCCCTTTGTTGGTAAGGAGGCGTTTCCAATGCTGGCCTATATGGACGAGATGCGCGAAAACCGTACCGGCATATCGAAAGCAGCTGACGGGCTAGACCCAGCTGCGCTGCAGTCCAGCACCCTAATGGCCGTGCAGCAGACCGTAGCCGCCGCCCAGCAGCGCGTAGAACTGGTGGCCAGATTGTTCGCCGATGGCGGCATGACGCAGCTTTACAAAGGTCTTCTGCAGCTTCTAATCAAGCACATCGACAAGCCGCGCATGATCCGGCTGCGCAACCAGTTTGTGCCTATGTCGCCAGACCGATGGAATGCTGACATGGACGTTGTATCCAACGTCGCGCTAGGCAAAGGCGGCGACCAAGAGCGCATGGCTATGCTGCAGCAAGTGGCCGGCAAGCAAGAGCAGATCTTGCAGACGATGGGGCCGCAGAACCCCCTCGTCGACATGAACAACTACTACCAGACGCTGACCCAGATGCTAGAGATCGCGGGATTCAAAGACCCGCTGCGCTTTTTTAAAGATCCAGCGAACTTCCAGCCGTCGCAAGAGCCGCCTAAGCCTGACCCGAACGAGGCGCTTATGCAGGTGCAGATGCAGGCCATCCAGGCAGACATCCAAAAGAAAGCGGCAGAGCTTGAGCTAGAGCGCGACAAGATGATGCGAGAGGACGACCGTCGCAGGGATAAGGACGAGGCCGATATCGCGCTCAAGGCAGCCGAGATCAACGCCAGGTACGGCGCGCAAGTTGATACGGCTCAGATCAAAGCCAATTCAGACAGAGACAGAGAGCTGGTCAAACAACTAGCCGCACAGAGGGCAAATGGCGTCTAGACAACAGGACTTAACCAACATCCAGAGGATGGCCGACGATCCTGACTTTAAGGGGGTGATTGAAAATCTGCGTCTCGATTATTTCGAGAAGTGGTGCAAGGAACGCAAACCCGATCAACGGGAGCGCTTGTGGCTGCAACAGGAAGTTTTAGACGACGTCGTCACGCAGATGCGTGCCGCCGCCGATCAACTGGCTTTCGACAAATATAGGAACGGTTAGATGGATGATAGAATAGATGGAAGCGAACCCCAAGATATGGGGGCTTCCGTTGGAAGCGCACAACAAATTATCGCAGACATGTTGGCTCCTGCAGAGGAGAAAGCCGAACAAGTAAGCGAGACAGTTGATGAGTCCGTTGAGGGCGAGGTGTTTGAAGACGCCGAGTACGAAGAGGCCGACGAGGTACTCGACTCGGATGATGAAGACATCGATCTGGATGACGATGAATACGAGCCAGATGAGGAAGCCGAATCGGCTGACAAATTCACGGTCAAAGTGGCCGGCGAAGAGTTGGAGGTTGATTTAGATGAACTCAAAAATGGCTACTCACGACAAGCAGATTATACAAAGAAAGCACAAGCGTTAGCCGAAGAGCGAAAAGCCTTCACGCAAGATCGCGACGCAGTAGTGCTTGAGCGACAGCAATACGCACAACTACTGGGTGCATTGCAGCAACAACTAGCAACAGACCAGACACAGCAACCTGATTTCGACCGGCTGTATGAGGAAGATCCCATAGAGGCCGCCAGGTTAGAGCGGAATTGGACGAAGCAGCAGCAAGCCAAGCAGCAAAAGATGCAGGCCATTGCCCTGGAGCAGCAGCGAGTTAGAGAAGCTAACGCCCAAGAGCAACAGCAGCAAATGCGCGGGCTTATTGAGCAAGAAGTCCAGCGGCTGCCCGAAGTCATTCCAGAGTGGAAAGACGAGAAACGGGCATCTAAAGAACGCGACGAGTTGCGCACTTATTTAAGTGAGCAAGGCGTTAACGAAGAGGAGATGAATGCCCTCGTTCGCGCCAACCACATCGCCGTGTTGCGCAAAGCAATGCTTTACGACAAAGGTCGTCGCAGGGTGAAAAGCGCAGAGAAAGAGGGTCGCAAGACCCGCGCCGCAAAGCCAGGGTCTAGGGCATCACAACAGCCCGCTAGTAAACGCAGAACCAAAGTCGCTTATCAACGTCTTGCAAAAAGCGGCAGCCGTGATGATGCGGCAGCTTTACTTGAAAGTCTTATTTAGGAAAAAAGACAATGGCTATTATTGCAAACACCTTCACCAAGTATGATGCGAAGGGTCTTCGAGAAGATCTCAGCGATGTGATCTACAGCATCAGTCCTGAGACGACTCCACTTGTTTCAAACATGAGCAAGCGTCGCAGCGTATCTAACACTTTATTTGAGTGGCAGGTTGACTCGTTGAGCGACGCTGCAGCCAATGCTCAGATCGACGGCGACGACCTTTCCAGCTATACCGCAACGGTTGCAACGTCCAGGCTCGGAAACTACACCCAAATCATGCGCAAAGATTTCATCATTGCTGACAACTTGGGTGGGGCGATTGATGAGGCTGGACGACGCTCAGAGATCGCTTACCAGTTGGCCAAGAAGGGCAACGAGCTGAAGCGTGACATAGAGTTTAACTTCTGCGGCGTAAACCAAGCGGCTGCCGCTGGTTCTTCTTCTGCGGCTCGCAACACTGCCTCTCTTAGCGCGTTCATTCGCACTAACACAAGCAAAGGCACCGGCGGCGCAGATCCCACCGTATCAGGCGGCATTGTTAATGCTGCTCGAACAGACGCAAGCACATCAAACCGTCGAGCATTCACTGAAGCAATGCTAAAGACAGTGGTACAGGGCGTGTGGTCGCAGGGCGGAGAGCCTAAGTTCTTAATGGTTGGCCCACACAACAAGACTGTTGTAAGCGGCTTCGCAGGTATCGCTGCACAGCGTTACATGGCACCAGAGGGGCCAACAACAATTGTTGGAGCTGCTGACGTTTATGTTTCGGACTTCGGTTCGATATCAATCGTTCCTAACAGATTCAGTCGCGAGCGCGATGCGTATGTGGTTGACCCTGATTTGGTTGAGATGGCTACATTGCGACCAATCCAATCGGAAGAGCTTGCAAAAACTGGTGACGCAACCAAGTACATGCTCTTGGTCGAAGCGGGTCTGCAAGTCAACAACGAAGCCGGTCTCGGCATCATCGCTGACTTAACAGCTGCGTAAAGGAAGAAAATGGAAGATCGACGCACACTTGCTGTTGATAAAGCCACTGGCATTAAAACAGAGTTCGTTTACGAATCCGGTGATACGTTAAAAGACGACACGGTTAAGATTGCGACCTCGCAAGATGTAACCAAAATCGTTGAGGCGAACAAGCGGGCGCGTAATGAAATTGATCGCCACCACAAGTTCGGGGAGTGGTCGAAAGTTGCGTCTATTCCATTGACTGTACTGTACGACTTGAAGCGGCGCGGAATCGCCGACGATCCCGCCGCGTTCAAGCGTTGGCTCAACGATCCAGATAATCGTGCGTTTAGGACGCGCGACGCCAGGATCTAATGGCCGTCACTAATTACAGCGAACTCCAGGCAGCGGTTGCTGATTGGCTGAATCGCGACGATTTAACGGCCGCCATTACAAATTTTATTTCGCTTGCAGAGGCTGAGTTGACCAGGACGCTGCGGCATCGATCGATGATCAAGCGATCCACGGCAACCATCGACAGCGAGTACTCCGCAACGCCAGGGGATTGGATACAGACCGTGTCCCTGATCCTAGAGACAGACCCTGTCCGGCAAATGGAGTATGTGACAAACGAGGCGTTAAACGGTTTAAAAGTCAGCAGCAGAGCGACCGGCACACCGACGCACTTCACACACGTTGGGACAGAGATACAGGTTCACCCAAGGCCGGATAACACGAGTACTG